GGACGATTCACTGGGCATCATCGAGGACTTCAGTTTCCTGGAACAGCGTCGGGCCGATTACACGTTCGGCGAAGCGTGGGCCGAGGAGCGCGTTCGATTCATGGCGGCGGACCGGCAGGCCGCCGGAGGCGAACACTACTGGTACGTCATCCGGGCGTTTGGGGCGTTCGGCAAGTCGCGGTTGGTCACCTACGGGCGATGCAACTCGACGCTGGAACTGGAACACATCCGCAAACAGTACCATGTCAGCCGGAACAACTGCGTCATCGACAGTGGTTACAAGGCCAATGAGGTTTACCGCTTTTGCGCCTCGACGGGGTGGAAACCGTTCAAGGGAGATGACGCCGATTTCTTTCTGGCGAAGGACGAGAAGACTCAGAAGACCTTTCGCCAGTGCTGGCAATGGACCTGGGCACAGCCGGAGGGCGAGCGCGTTCCGGGCCGTCCGGTCAAGGTGCGGCTGTTTCGCTGGTCCAATTCGTGGGTCAAGGATCTGCTGGCCGAGTTCACGACGGGGCTCGTGGGCGAGTGGACGATTCCCGGCGAGGTCGGGCGCGATTACCTCAAGCAACTGACGGCGGAAGTGCGCGAAGAAATCGAGGACACACGCGGGCGCATCAAATACGTGTGGGTTCAGAAATCCAGAGACAACCATCTGCTGGATTGCGAACTGATGATCACGGTGGCGGCGATCATCACGAAGCTCATCGTGGCTCGCAAGACCACGGTCGAGACAATCGCAGCATGAACGTTCTTCGAGGTTGCCGAACTGCTGAGGGTGCCTGTTTATCCGACAGCAGGCGTCTTAATCGTCGTCGTCAATTTTACCTGTGCCGTGGCACTTGGGACATCTGACTTTGCCGTCGCCATCACAAGAACCACAAGTGTTGCCTTCCTCATCTTGCCCGCGACCGCTGCATGCATCACACTCCACCTCTCCGCTTCCCTGTATGCTCAAGGAAATCGCGGACCAAAACCCGCCGCCGCAAACATCGCATTCTTGTTGACCCATGACGCGTTTGGCCGCCTAGCTCGGAGATAAGATTAAAAGCTCAAGTGTGGTCAGATTCCTCTTCTTCATTGCCCATAGATGTTAAAGTTCTTAATCTCAGAAGCAAGCCCAAAGAAGGACTAGTTCGGTCCTTTCCGCGGGGTTTCCAAGTATGAGGTAACTGCATCTGACCCTACACACCGCTACCTACTGACGTTCCCGCTTTGGTGAATGGCCGACAGCGACTGGCTTATCCGCATTGCGACGAAGAAGCAGCCCGCCAATCCGAAAGGGTTCCTGGAGGATTTGCAGGTGGCGCTGTTCGACGGGAGCGTGGCCGAAGGCAAGGTGCTTATTTCCACCAGCGAGGCGGGTGGTGAAGTAACCTTCGCCATCCCGGACGGGTTCACGCCGATCACGTTGTTGCGCCTGGTGGAATCGGCGATCAAGGAACTGGAGGGCAAACCCAAGATTCGGCGGCTGCGCGTGTCGTTCGCCAAGGCGGTGATCTGAGATGGGGTTCCTTTCGCGATTCTTCGGCGCGGCGGCAGTGCCGCAGCCCAACACCCGAAACGCACCGAAACGTTTCGCGCCGCAGGCTGCCACATCCGCGCCACGTCAGGTTAGTTCAGGAGCCAGCAACTACTACGAGGCACTGAACGACTCGGGAGACCGAACGCCGATTCCCGCATACGCGCTGGCACTCAAAACGGCGGTGCAATCGTTCAATCGCGAACGGTTGGCCGCACTGGGCCGGTATCTCTACGACAACGACGGACTGGTGGGTTACGCGGTGGATCAGATTGCCAACTACTCCGTGCCCATCCTGCCGCAGGCGGCGTCACCCAATCCGGAGTGGAACAAGAAGGCAGACGGCTGGTTTGCCGAATGGTGCAAGCGGGCCGACTTCACCGGGCGCTTTACCTTCGACACCATGCAGCGGCTTATCTGCAAGGCCATCGACACCGATGGCGACATTGCGCCGTTGATGACGCTGGCCAACGGCTTCCCGCAGCTTCAACTCGTCGAATCCCACCGCATCAATTCCAGGAAGATCAGCGACCCGGTCGTTCAGCACGCCGACGGCGTGCGCATCGACCGCAACGGCGTGGTGCTGGGCTACTACCTCGACAACGGCGGCGACAAGCCGGTGCCCGTGTCCGCTGCCGAGATGGTACTGCTCTACGACCCCGACCGATACAGCAGCTACCGGGGCATCAGCGTACTGCGACGCGGGATGAATGATGTCCGCGACGCGAAGGACATCAAAGGCTTTGAAAAGCTGGCCACGAAGATTAGCAGCGCGCTGGCGGCGGTGTTGGAAGGGGACGGCGTGGTGGAAGAGGATGTCTGGGGCAACGACACGGGAAATCAGGACGGAACACTGCCCGGCAATGCCGTTGCTGACGACGCGGAACCGAAGCCCACCCAGCAGGAAAAGAAGCTCTCCATCGCCGAGTTGTTGGGCGGGGACATTCTCAATCTTCCCGACGGAAAGAAACTCAAGCAGCTCGACAACAACCGGCCCGGTGAGCGCGTGCTTGAAATGCTCGGCTACTTGGGCGGCTGCTTTGTCGCGGGCCTCGGGGTTCCGCCCGCATTCTTCATCGATGAAAAGCTGACTGGTCCCAACCAGCGGAGCGTCAACGGCAAGGCGCAGCGCAAATTCGAGCAACGGCAGGCGTTACTGGCGGCGTTTGTGGAATGGGTCTGGGTACGGGTGATTGCGTGGGCCATTGATTACGGTGAACTCGAAAGTGTCGAGGGCTTCACCCGGATGGAATGGCAGGGGCCGCCCAAGGTGAGCATCGACGAGGGGAAAGATTCGGCGCAGTGGCGCGAGGACGTGGCGCGCGGCCTGATGACGCGCCAGAATCATTTTGCGAATCGTGCCTTGAACTGGCAGCGAGAGACCGACCAGAGCTTTGCCGAGGACGATTACATCTTCACCAAGGCGCGTGATCTATCCCAAACCCACGGTGTTCCGGTCGAAGTCATCCTGGCCCGCTACGGCTATGCTCCCTCCAAAGACGATGGTGGCCCTCCGCAGGAGAAAACCGAATGAAACTGCTGCAACGCCTGTTCACCGACGTTCCGTTCATTGAGTCAGGCGCGTTCTCCGCGCTGGTGGCCACTGACGTTCAACTGGCTGAACACGCCATTTTCAAAAGGCTGCGCGAGAGTCTCAAGCCGCAGATGGAACTGCGCCAGGATGGGATCGCGATTGTTCCGGTGGAAGGTCCGCTGGCCTACAAGCCCGATCCATTCGAGATGCTCGTTTACGGAGTGGAGGATTCGCGGAACGTGCTCGAAATGGTGGGCGGCGCCGCGCGCAATGCCGATGTCACGGGCATCCTGCTCAACATCGATTCGCCGGGCGGCATGATGGTGGGCGGCTTTGAAATCGCCGATGCGGTTCGCGCCGCCGACAAGGCAAAGCCTGTGGTCGCCTGGACGGGTGGCTGGGCCACATCGCTGGCCTATCTCATCGGCTCGCAAGCGTCGCAGGTCATTAGTACACGCACCGCCCAGGTCGGCAGCATCGGAACCATTCTGTCGATTGCCGATTACTCGAAACTGTTCGAGGCGCGCGGCATCAAGGTCGAGGTCTTCACGAACAAGGAAGGGACGCTGAAAGGCACGGGCACGATCGGTACGTCTCTCAGCGAGGAACAGCGCGAGCATTTGCAAGCCCGCGTGAACCAGGCACACGCCGAGTTCAAGAAGCAGGTGCTCGCCGCGCGGCCCGGCATTCCAGACGAAGCGATGAAGGGCCAGTCGTTGTTTGGTTCCGAAGGAAAGAAGCTCGGCCTGGTGGATCGCATCGGAGACATGAACTTTGCCCTCTCCGTGCTCAAGGCGCGCATTCGTGCGGGCCGGGACAAGTAGTCGAGCGCCCGACGGATTCGCTACCTGACGTTTCCCCTCTGGTAGATGAGCACAAAAGCGGACCAGACCGACATCCTCGCGTTGAACGAACAATTAACCGCGCAGATCGCCACGCTGACGACCGAGCGCGACACTTTCAAGGCGCAGGCAGCCGAAGCCACGAAAGGAAGCGAAACACTTTCGACCACGCTTGGGATACGGACCAAGGAACGGGACGATCTCAAGGCCGAGAACGAAACGTTGAAAGCCGGACAGGCTGATTTCAACAAGCGCCTGGCCACGGAACTTTCCAAGCAAGGTATTCGCGGGCAGGCGGTCGAACACAAGGAGCCCGCCGCGCGGAAACTGACCGCGACGGAAAAGTGTCTCGCTGCTAAAGGACTGCCGCTGGACACACCAGTCACCCTCTAAGTTTTCCGTTTCTCCGAACACCGTAACCGACGCCTACCATGCCCGCATCAATCGCCGATCTCTGGACACCCGCTGTTTGGATTCAGGAAATGAAGGAACGTCAGGCGACGTTCCCGAGCCTGTGGAATTCCGGCGTCGTGACCCGCACGCCCAAGCTCGATGACATCGCCGCCGGGGCCGGGGTCAACGTCACCATTCCGTTTTTCAAGGACATCACCGATCAGGATGACGAAATCCAGGTCGAGAACACCGACCCGACCACCGACAACGGCCAGCCCTCGGGGCTGATGGTCGGCACCGTGTTGAATCGTGTCACCAAGAACAGCGCCACCGCGCTGTCCGCGCAGGTGTCCGGCACGGACCCCATCGGTTCCATTACCGGCCAGATGGTCGAACGCCGGTTGAAGCAGCGCCAGAAAACGCTCATCGCGATGTTGCGTGGGCTGCTCGGCACGGCGGGTGTGGCCAATGCAGTCTGCGCCCTGTCGGCGAATCGTGTCGGTGGCGTCACCGCCGAGCCGTTTGATGAAACCGGTAACGACGCCACCAGCGCGCAACTGGTCAGCCCCGATCTGTTCATTGATTCCAAGTATCTGTTGGGCGAACTGGCCGATGATCTGGCGCGCGGTGCGTTCCTTTGTCATCCGAACATCAAGGCGCGGTTGGAGAAGC